TTCAGGCGTGTTTGTATCAAACTTACTAGACAGCTCACGAAGCTTCGTAGCCCGTTTAATCATTGGGTCTTGTACATCAACTCCGAAGGCCCCTGCAAGGCCTGTACCCACTGAGGAGCCAGCTTTGTAGGCCATTTGCCCTAGTTGCTGGTCAGGGGTTAATTGAGCGAATGAGGAAGCCCGTTGATTCAACAACTGGTTTTGCATCTCTTGTGGAGACAAGGAGCCTCCGAATAAACTAGGTTCTGTAGCCATATATTCCTTACTTAGTTAGCGATGCAATTAGTGCTGCAATTGGATCGGAGAGACCAGCAACACCTCCTGTTAGGGCTGAGCGAGTAGCAGTATTAGCTGTATTCTGACCAGCAATATATTGATTAGCCGCTGCTTGGTTGCTTGCTGCCGAAGCGGAACCAAGGGCTTGACCCTGTGTAAGGGCATTGCTTCCCAAGTTCTCAGCATTAGATGCACCTGAGATGAGGTTGGTATATGGAACAAGAGAATTAGCCTGTGCGCCGTAGCCAGCATTAGTCAATGCAAGACCGCCTGTCATCAAGCCACTACCAAAGGTTGTCTGAGCTTGCCCCGCCAGTTGAGCATTAGCAGCCAGCTGAGCATCCTGCTGAGCCATTGCATTGTAATAAGCAGCCATCTGTGGGTTAGCTGCTTGAAGGCCAGCACTCCCTGCACCATAGCCTGCGGAGGTGCTTCCTGTTGCAAGCCCTAAACGGCCTTGTTGTTGTTGCTGGTTAGTGAGTTGTGCAAGCTGCTGTTCACGCCCGGGAGCCAAGAGCCCCTGCTGTTGTGTCATCCAGTTCTGAGCAGCCATCTGAGGGGACTGAGCAACATACTGCTGCCCCAGATTAAACAAGCCTTGACCAGCTGCTGTAACCGTTGGCTGATAAGCCTGTTGCTGCTGAGCCTGTGACAGGCCTGTACCAGCCATGCCAATAAGCCCTTCACGCATTGCAGCAATGTCAGGAGCAACTTGGTAGCCAGCCCCTGTAAGCTCTCCCTGTGGCCCGTACTGGAAGCCAGAGGTTCCAAAGCGGCTTGTAACCCCTACTGGCCTAAACTGGGCCATCTGAGCAGCCTGAGCTGCTGAGGTGGTTGCATTACTTGCCGCTTGGTTGGCTACGAGGCCTGTACCCAGTGCCTGTACAGCAGGGTTGATTAGTGAAGTCCAATCGAATTCAGCCATATTAATAACTCCCGCCATCTACTGTTGCTGTAAGAACACCCGACACTGTTAGATTCACCATTGTGGCTGTTCCTGTGAAAGAGCCGTTATTAGCCTCACTCTTGGAGCTGATTGCTGAAGCTATGTTAGTAAATTCAGTATCAATCTCCGTGCCTTTGATAATCTTATTAGGATTGCCTGTAACTAAGCCATCTTTAATGGCGAAGTTGGTTGTCTTTGTGTAGTTCATGGATAACCTCTATCTTTCATGTATTGTACAACTGTATCTAGCTCTGCTGTTGTAGCATAGGATTTAATTCTATTTGCTTTCCAAGAAATAACTTGAACGTTATCCTTTGTGTAGCCTTTTGTAGAATCAATACGGTCTAAACTTGGGCTGGTTTCTCTAAAACCTGCTGAGTTCCATTCGAAATCAATATTAAAAATAGGACATTTGTTATCTACAGGCCAAAGCTCTTTAATATCTTCTAACGTTAATGTGTGCTCTCTATTCTTTTTTAATGCTCTGGCTTTAGAGGCACTTAACAGCATCTGTACCCGATAAGATAAATTAGTCAATCTACGATTGCGTTGATATTTTAAAGAATATTCTCTTATTTCATCCGCGCATCTTAAGCGACGAGCAGTCTGTCTAATCTTATCACAAGCTCTACAGCAGTTTTGAAGCCCATCCTTGTTGGCTCTGTTAATCGAAAATAAAGATTTATTTACCTCTTCTTTACAAAGATTGCAAGGTTTAGTTTCAAGGGCAGTGCTCATCGTGTCTTTCCTGTTTTAACATAAACATCTAACTTCTGAATGGATACAGGCTTTTCAAACACCGTTGTTTCAAAACCTAGCTGAATAACCTTACCTGAGCCGCCAATGTTAATAACTTTATTATCAAAGGCACTTCCCCCGTATTCACCAATTGCATACTCAGCAATGGCATATTCTGCAACAGCTTTATTAGCTAGTGAGAACTGACGACTATTTAAAATATCACTATAATCAAAGCCAAACTTCAGCACCACTCCGTAGCCCTGTCCACCAATAACCGTAATGCCAACCTTCTTCATCAGTTTAATAACTGTGGGTACAGCGAAATCAAAGTAGTTGGTGAAATAACGCATTAAGTAGCTATCTGTATTGTCTTTGTAGCCGTCATACTTACCGATGTAGCCAGCCTTGCCCACTAGCAAGTCTTTGTTACGAAGGTATTGAAAAGCTGTTGGTACAAGACCATCCCATGTAGTTGTTCTATTGGCTCCATTCTGAAGGGCCGCTCTCATGTCAAAGCAATAAACCAACTGACGGGCTGGGAGAGACAACAAGTAGAAGGCATCCTTATCAGAATAAACAGCCTTAATCTCAGCAGCATTCTCTAGGGTTATTTCGTACACAAGATCATCGCGCACATTGGCACTAATGTCTCGCATAGGAGCACTCTTCTCTTGAATAGTTCTCATGAGGGACTTAACACCTGCATCAGACAAGAACAAGATGTCTCCACCTGTTACAACCACTGAGTCTCTAGCGAAGCAGCCAGTGCCTGTAATAGCATCTGAGAGGGCCAGCTCATTAGGGTTGTTGGCATTGGAATAGATAAGAATTTGTCTACGACCAAAGATTATAAGGAAGTTGTTATGAGAAGCAAGAGCAACAATCTCATCACCACCAGCAGGCCACACCTGAGATACATCCAATGTTCCTGCTGTGCCTGTACTCAGTACAAAAGGAGCCAATAAATCAGAGAATTGAACAAGGCTCTTATTAGTTCCGTTATTAGCTGTCCATACACGGCCATAAGCACTAATAGCACAGTTGTTCTGAACCACAGTTCCTACGTAGCCTGCGTGCTCAGTTATTCTCCGATAGGATGTAGAACTAACTGCTGGATCAAAGATTAGAGGGTCGTGGCCTGTCTGATACATCACTAGGTGACTATTAAGAGAAGCCATCTGCCAGTTGCTATCAGTGATTGTAGGGGCTGTACCACCACCTCCGTAGGTTAGCTCTGTGAGGGTTGAACCTACCAGCTTAAACAGCTTATTGTTACCAGCAGCAACCACATAAGAAGACCCATCAACTGTAATCAGTTCCCCAATAGATTTAACTGAAGCAGTACTTAGAGGGGTAGAAACAGCATGAGCAGGAACCCACCCCTTACGAGCACCAATACGACCAAACTTATCAATCACACAGTTGTTAGCAATTGTAGCAAACCCATCCTCAAGAGTGATGGAGGAGTCTTGGGTATTAGCCCCTTTGAAGCCCGGAGCAGCAATAGTGGTTGTTAAGAGCTTTGCAACCATAATTAAACCCCTGTCCAGATCACCGCATCATCATACCTATTCTGTTCAATAGCAATGGCATCAGCAAGAGCAAGCCGGTATTGTTGATAAATCTCTCCGAAGGCTGTACCGCCATCTTCTCCTCGTTCACCCACAGCCTTAGCATAAGCAAGAAGCTGTACCAAGTGCTCAGGGACAAGCAATATATCGCTGTTAGCAACTAAGTTGGTTTGAGGGATAATTAGTTCAAACCGAAGCTGGTACACAGCATCAGGTTGAGGCCATACATCCACCTTCGTATCACCTACAGAGGTAACTCCGTTATAGCTGTAATAAGTAGGAGCTGAGTTCTGTATTGTTCCCATATAGTATTGACGATTAAGCCATACCTGAGAAGCTTGGCTCATAGGAAAGTCTTTTGTATCATTAAGAACATCACTTGTCTTAAACCGACCACCAGAGCCTGTGAGGGCATAGGAGCGTGTTCCGGGAACAGTTGGAACAACAATGGTGGACGCCAGAACATTCCAATCATTCGCGTCTTCCACTTCCCTCTTAGCATCATTAACAAATACACCGATAAGGGAACTATAAGGAGTGTCCTCAACAGAGGAAACAGGAGTTTCCCTTAGTCTTGTCAATACATTGTTAACTAATTGTAAATAGGCCATCTGTTTCCTTTATTTGTATACAGTATACCAGCTTTTGAGCAATATGTCAAGGCTTCTTTGTTGGTTTAGTTCTTTTAGCTTGAGAAAGAGCAATTGCTATTGCTTGCTTCTGTGGGCGTCCCTCTTTAACAAGTGTAGAAATGTTCTTGCTAACGGTTTTATCTGATTTACCTTTTTTCAACGGCATAATATTTCCTTATGGGGATACAGGCCACTCAACAGTCCAAGGAAACCCTGTCTGTTTAGTTACGTCCCGTAGAGATTGTCGATAGGAGGCCCACACAGTTTGGTCTACAGGGGCGTCAAGCACCTGAGTCCAATCACTGTCACGCAGCTTAGTTACACGCTGGTCACGGATGGTCTGAGCCTGCGCAGCATCCTTAGAAGCCTTGTAAGCAGCCTCAGCCTCCGCAGCCGTGGTGACACGGCCTGCTTCGTCCTTGGTGTCTGTAAACACAGGGCCTAGCACATACTTGGTGAACAGTTTCCCGTTAATCTCTTCAATGCCTGCTGCTTGGCTATATTGATAGACAGAGCCTCCGGAGGCTTGTGGGCCTTCAAAGACTATTGCTCCCCCGAAGCTGTTGATAAGGGCTTCGGAGAGCTGTTCAGGCATTGAAACAGAAGGAAACAAGGCTCTGAAGTCCTGCTCTGTTACTAGTGCTTCATTGATTTTAATTTGCATATGTTTCCTTTAAGCAATTGCTAAGAAGATGTAGGAACCACCGCTAACATTAATTGTAGCCAGTGCTGTGCTGTCAAGCGCAAAGCCGGTTGACACGGGATCAATAAAGTCAGTAATGGTAACTTCAGCGGATGTGCTGTTGAGGAGCAGGTAGGGGTCATTACCTGACACAATTCCACGGGCTGTGTCGTATGTATACCAATCACCAGTGCTATCAGTTCGCTTAATGAGAACAAACCTAGCAAAC